CTTGTGCTCCTTCAGCCTCTGGTGTATTTGTTATTGCCATAGTACTATTTATAGTGGCGGGAGTGATGGGACTCGAACCCACGGCCTCCTGCGTGACAGGCAGGCGCTCTAACCAACTGAGCTACACCCCCAATTAACTTAAAATTTATTCAATGGTAGTAACATCATTGTCAATAGTGTTAACATCTTTTTTCTTAACACCGCCAAAGTCCATTGTTATCGGTTTTCTTATTTCACCTATAGTGCCTTTGAATACTAATGATACTCTAAACTTATCTGTTTCAACTGACCTTGCAACGTGAGGTATCCTAGAGTCAAATACTATTACACGACCTGCTTCTGGCGAATATGCTCTTAAAATATCTTTACCTGCTTCGCCATTTAAATCCCATGGTGTGCCTAAAGCAGTTGCTCTCATTTCGTCTGTAAGATTAGGTGTCCAAAATTCTATTGATCCGCCATCTTCTGGTTTCATATCAGGCGTTAGATATACGATTATAGTATATTGTCCGTTTGTCGAACCATTGACATGAATGCCCTCTGATTGATTTTTACCATGACCATTAAGATAGTGTCTTAATAATACACAACCAGGATTAACTTTATCCCAAATCTCTTTTACCCAAGGTTGTTCTATCTCATAAACAAGTTTTTGAGTATCGCTACCACCAAGAGGTATATGTCCATCTTTCCAATCCATTGCCATAGCAATATCATAATATCTTTTTATATCTTCTGATGGTATTGTACCACAAGATGATTGAATTTGTGATGTAAAATTATCTGATCTTACATCTTTTAATGCTTTAAACGGCATATTATTTCTCCTTATTGTTATAATTTATTTTGTATATTGATCGTAAGTTCTATTAATTATATTGTTAGTTGTTACGAAACTTGCACACTTAGGCATATCTTTCAATCTTCTTGCACCAATGTAAGTACAAGCACTTCTTACGCCACCTAGTATGTCTTCTAATGTATTTACTACAGGTCCTCTATAAGGCAAGGATATTAATTTACCCTCATTCGCTCTGTATCCATCTTTTCTTTTGCCGTGTATTTCTCGTGCTCTATCGGAACTCATTCCATAAAACTCTATTTTATTATTTACTACTTGTTGTTCTGATTCGTCATGACCAGCTAACATACCACCAATCATCACCATGTGAGCACCACCACCTAATGCTTTTGCTATATCTCCTGGATATACACAACCACCATCTGCCATTATGTGTCCACCAACACCGTTGGCTGCATCTGAACATTCTACTATTGCTGAAAATTGTGGAACACCTACACCAGCCATTATTCTTGTTGTACAAACACTACCTGGTCCTATTCCTATTTTAACTACATCAGCACCATTAATAATTAATTCTTCTGTCATTTCAGGTGTTACTACATTACCTGCTACAATAACTTTGTCTGGATATTCTTCTCTAACCTTATTAATAAAGCCAACCATGTTTTGATGATATGCATTGGCAACATCAACAGTAATCATTTTAATATCAGGAAAACTTTTTAATACTTCTTGCATATTTTTATAATCTTGAGCATCAGCATCAAACATTCTATTTGTACCTGTACATACAGAAACACTTTGTAGTCTTACACCATTACCTACTGCTGTTTTCCATTGATCCAGTGTAGTAGATTTTGTAATTACGGTCATCATTTTATGTTCTTGTAATACTTTTGCCATACTAAATGTACCAACACCGTCCATGTTACTTGCAAAAATTGGTGTAAAATTCATTATCTTACCTGAATTTCTAAATGTAAACTTACGAGTCATATCAACATCACGTCTTGAACTTAGTGTGGAACGTTTTGGTTGTAATAAGACATCTTCAAAATTTAATTTTGGTTCTGTATTAATTCTCATTTTTCATTTTCTTTATTGGGTATCATATTTTTTTCAAATGTTTTTATATGTTCATTAAACATTTCTTCTTCATACAATACAATAGTTATTAAACTATATATTGCCATGTCCATAAGTGTGTCTTTAATACTTTCTTCTTTAAATTTAAAGTCACCTTTCTTTATAAAATTACTAATACGAGCATACTTATCGCCCATACGAATGACAGAACCTTTCCATGGAGATATACCTGCTAAATTAGATAGTCTAAAATTAGCAAATATATCATCCGTGTCTGCATAGTCGTGGCGTTTATCATCATGTAATTTTTTTATCGTAGTAAGTATTTCAGTAAAGCGTTTACTTTGTTCTTCGCTTGTCATCATATTTTTCCTAACGTTAAAAATCCAGGTACGCCGCCTTGCGGTACCCATTGTTTATATTTGTTTTGAAAGTCAGCTAGTTTTTTTGCATCTTCTTCAAAGTGAGAAGCACGAAGAATACTTCCAGTTGGTCTTTCAATAACCAACCATCGCATTTTGCCTTTGTATTTACTCAACTTCTTTTCATAAAACATTTTATCTTTAGATATATTTTCACCTGGTCTACTATCGCCAGGATGAAATCTAGTTTTATTTTTAGATGCACGTTTTCTTTTAGTAACTTTCTTATTCATATTAAACTTTAGGTGTTTCTACAGGCTCACCGGCTGTTTCGATTACCGCACTTGCTGGTAAATTATCTTTTAGATACTTACTGTGATGATCAATGATAATTTTTACATTATCAAATTCATTCTGCAACTGTTTTAATCTAACTTGACCTTGTTGAACCTGAACAAGAGCATTTTTTGCTTTGTCGTCTAGTTTTGTTTCGTCATAGTTTTTGCCGTCTATTGTTACTGTCATATTATTTCTCCTTATGCTAATTGAATTTCAGCTGCAGCTTCTTTACCACGCTGTTCTGTTATTTCATAAGTAACTGCTTGTCCATCATTTATAGATGATATACCTGCAGCTTCTAAAGCTGACACATGAAGAAATGCGTCTTTACCACCATCGTCTGGTGTAATAAATCCGAATCCTTTTTTTGCGTCAAACCATTTTACTTTTCCTTGAGCCATATTATTTCCTTTTTAGTTTAGGTCGTTATATTTTAAAGTCCGAGAATTGACCTAGTTTCTTCCCGAATTTATTATCAGTTGATTGTGGTACTTGACCACTCTCAACTAAATTTGTTTGTGCTGATTGTTCTACATCATAAAATCTCATCTTTGATCTATCAACACCAAGAATAAATTTTCTATTAATCGTTGGATCATTATATCTATTCTTTAATTGTTTAACCATTATCTGGCCTTTTTCTTCTAATTCTTCACTTGATATTAAAGCAAACATAAAATCTGCTGTTGCAGGTAAACCAAAACTTTCAGATGTATCTTCTAATCCAACATCACTACTTACAAAACCACCTCTTGTAGTTTGTGTAGCAGAGAATATAGGTATATCATTCTCAACTGCAAGACCTCTTAATTCTTCAGCAATTGATTTGATGTAAGTATAACTATTCACATTTGCACCAGCCTTAAATCTTGCACTAGAACATATGTTTAAATAATCAATAAATACGATATCTGGTTTAAATGATTTTTTCATTGCCAACTCACTCAATAGACTTTTGAAATGTCCTGTATGAGCAGAAGCAGTAGGATATTCTTTGATGATTAACTTACCTGTTGTCTTGCTTTGTAATTTGTTTATCTTTGTTTCATACATTGAGTATGGTAATTCTTCAAGATCACTCATGCCAACGTTTAATAAGTTAGCATCTATTCTCTCAGCAATTCTTTCTTCAGCCATCTCCATAGTAATGTACAATACATTTTTACCTTGTAATAATATAGATGAAGCAAGGTGGGTCATAAACATTGTTTTACCAACACCAGTACCTGCAAGACAAATATTTAAAGTCTTACTTGGTATACCACCTCTTGTAATTTTGTTGAAGAAATTTAAATCTAATTCAAGTCTTTCTTCTTTCTTTCTATAAAAGTCAAATCTTTCTTGTGACTCTAGTAAATAATCATGCCCAACCTTTTGATCAAATGAAACTGATAATGCATTTGATAACATTTCTGGAAGATACTCTGGAGTATGTTCTTTATCTTTACCATCTAATATCTGAATACCACCAAGTATAGCATTATGTATAGCACGTTCTTTACAAAACTTTTCTGTTGTTTCAACTAACCATTCTTGATTAACAGGTTCTTTAGTCAGTGTAGATAGAATATCTGTTACCTTTTTATATTCATCTTCATTAATATTTCTACTACCATTAATTTCAATTGATAGAGCTTCCTTAGTTGGTAAATTATTATATTTAACAACAAACTTTTCAATTTCTGTAAATAGTAATTTTTCTAATCTATCAATAAAGTATTCCTGTTTGATAAAAGGTAAAACTTTTCTACAGTAATCTTCGTTATGGATTAAATTACTTAACGCTGTTCGTTCAATTCTTTCCATTAGCTTTATCTTCTTTCAGTTTTTCATCAATCAACACAACTAGTATGTCGCCGATATGGTTAATAAATTCTTGACTATCACAATCTGCTTCTATATTATTCTCTATTATAACATAATCAAACTGCATAGGCAAGCTACCATCAGGTCTTTTTTCAGACTCTGGTCTGAACCCAACGGCTCCGTACTTATAAACTATTGATGAAAATGGACCACTAATTAACTTTAGTGCCGTAAAGTCCTCAGCAGGTTTCTCTACGAACACATAGTCTTCCCTATGTTTAGGATTAGTCGTCTTGTGAATTGTTGGTATCGTCTGCTTCAACTCCATCTCCATATTTAAATTCTTTACTACATACTCCATCTAATTGTTCTAGTATCTCTTTAGTGAAATATTTTTTAGGGTCATTATTAATCGTCTTACCAAAAGTTTTTGAACCATCAGGTAATTCAATCCTAGTAGAAACTTGTTTAAATATGTTATATTTTAAAGCCAAGTCTAGTAGACCATAGTATCTATCCAAACCTTTGCTGTAGGTTAATCTTACATCTACAACTTTGTTTTCTTTGGTTAATCTTGATTTATAATTTTTACAATGTATTATGTTACCAATAATTTCTGTACCATCTTTTTCTTTTCTTTTAGATAGATATACAATTGATGACGCTGCATATTTTAGTCCTGATCCACCACCCATTTCTTTTTGTGGAAACATAGAACCAATAACATCATATGTATGATTGGTAATAATTAGAGGTACTTTTGCTTTACCTAATTTTAAAGTTAATACTCTAAAGGCAGCCTTAACAATTTGTGCCCTTGTCATATCTTTAGTTTCTTTTCCTTCTGCTGTATCTGTAATTTCTTTTGTAGTAGATAACATACCTAAACTATCTAATACTAATAGTAATGGTTTTCTATCTGAAGCATTTTGTTGTGTGTACTTCTCTAATACAGTTAATGCTTGATGTCTAAATTCTTGTACAGTAGTCACTGGCATTACAACCATTCTGCTACTATCTATTCCTCTTTCTTCTATAATCTCTTTAGTAATCGCTGATTCTGATTCAAAGAATATAACACCACCGTCAGGATTCTTATCTAAGAAATGTTTACACATTCCTAATACAAAGAAAGTTTTACCTGTTGCACTTTCGCCTGCGATTGCTGTTATTTTATTTGATGGAAGTCCTCTATGAATAGAGCCGCCTAATAAGGCATTAAATATATATGATCCTGTGTCTATGAACGAATCAACATCTCCTGAAGCACCGTCTGATACTAAACTAGCATATTCATTGCCAGTTTCTTTAATTACATCTTTTAAAAAATTACTCATTTTTATCCTCAATTGTTTACGATTACATTATTTAACATATTATACTATATATATTTATAATAGTCAAGCACTTCAAGCACTTATCCAAAGAAATCATCTAAATTTGCTTTTCTGGAATTACCAAATAAGTCTAGTGTTTTATCTCCGAAACACCAAACATTCTCTATAAACAACTTGTTCATAAAGTCTGCTTTTGCTTTAGCATCTACAAATAACTTATCTGATTTAGGCCGTTGCATGATTCTCATACCGATCTGACCTAGAAACTTATCTTTTAATCTATTCACTAGTTCGTCACTTGATCTATATCTCTTACCTTTGATCTTGGGATCCATAATATTTACAAATAGAAATCTTGATACTGCCATTGATTTTTCAGCAACAGGTAAATAGAAGTCATCACGCCATCTTTCATACTCATTAAATTTAGACCATGATTGATCCTCTTGAAACTCACCACCTTTGTTATATTCTTCGGTAGAAAAATAAGGTGGGGAGGTGAAGGCAACATCTATGGGTGGTAATTTGTGATAAGGTAAGTCTTCAGCACCACATCTCCATATAGTTACCTTCTTAGGTTTAACTAGTAGTTTATTATATTTTGAAATTTGTTCTGTATATCTAGCATAAGTATTTGGATTAGGATCACAACCATAATATTCTTCAGCGTCTGAAGCAAAGAAACCTGCAAGTCTATCACCCCAACCACAACTTGTATCTAATACTCTTTTAGCATTAGTCATTTGATATATTGCTT